TATTTGAATTAGTTGACTGGTTTCCAGTCAACGGAGCAAGCTCCAATCTGATATTTTTACTTTTTACCTTGTTTCTATATATCTAACCCCGCCGGCAGAACTTAATTCTTATTATACTAGTGAAAATGGGTTTTTTAACTTCTATCTTTTATCTTATTGATTTTAAAATGAATAAAGTTTTGTATTAATTAGTTTGCTAATATAAAGTATTGATTTTATTAGATCACCGTATAATTATTCAGTTTTTCTGAATATTTATTCAGATCTACATAGATTTATTCATTAAATTTATAAATGCATCTAGAATGTGCTAGAATGCATTGTATATTTTAATCCGATAAATTATATTAGTCTATCAGAAATAATGTAATAATACTTTAATAAATAACTATAGAATATAGAATAAATAGGATTAAGTATATGTTTGGACATTTTTATCATTCACAACTTAGAACATATGCATTACTGATGGCGAATTTGTTTAACAACATCAGTATAAAAAGAAAGGATAAAGGATTAATTAAAGTCCCTGTTACATACGGCTCTAAAGAAGCCTTTAATATGAAAATCAATTAGCTTTTACAAAAGCCAGTTGGTGGTGATACTGAATTAGGTGTTGAAACAATTTTACCTAGAATGAATGTGTAGTTAATTGATGTAATTTATGATGGACAAGCAAAAACGAGAACAACATTATCTGGTGTTCAATTTTCAAAAAATGGGAACAAAAAACAATATAACGTTTGGCCATGTAAAATCACATACGAGTTAAACATTCAGACAAGATACCAAGATGATATATATCAAATTGTTGAACAGATCCTTCCGTATTTTACACCTTATTTTATTTAGGAAATAAAAGAGAGATTTGAAGGTGATCTTGAAATTAGTCACAAAGTTCCGATTGAAATAGTTGGTATTTAGCCAGATGAACAACAAGCTTCGGGCCCAAATGAAAGAAGAAGACTAGAGTGGTCTATTCAATTTGCTGTAAGAGGGTATTTATATCCACCAGCTGAGAATTTAGGGAATATTATTAAAACTGTGTTTTTAGATTTCAGATAGTCTATTAATTAGGGTGATACTCCAGATGAAGCAAAAACTTGGGAAACATTAGATTATCAAATTACCCCAATTGATTCTGACTCTGAGACATGGAATGGTGATTATTTAGTTGGAACTGGTAAAGATGAAGTACCTAATTTTGAAAATCCAACACCAAGAGGCACAGTAAGGAAAGTAAATGGAAGAAAATAAATTTAATAAAGGGTTAGATCTTTCTGATATTTTAGACATAACAACTGTACCTGGTATTGCATCCCTTGAAGAAGATGCAGTTTTACCTCCTATGGAACTTCCTGTTGTGTAGAGTAATCCTGATAATGTAGAACATGATCTAGATGATGATTATCAAATTATCAGACAAACTCAAATTAATCAATTAGCAATGTTAACTGAAGTATCTAAACAGATGGTTGAAATCGTTAGAAATTCTGACACGCCAAAAACGGTTGAAATTTTTGCTAATTTAATGGACACTGTTACAAGAACAAATTCCGCTATTTTAGATAATTACTCTAAAATGAAAAAATTAAAAAATCAAGAATCAAAACCTAAAGCAATTGAAGCAGATTTTTCAGAAGTTAAAACTATGTAGCCATCAGAATTGCTCCAACAAGAGGGCACTAGGGATGATTATTTAGTACAGGAGTCATTTAAAGAGAAATGAAAAGTACTGCACATTTATTACCCGAGGATTTTGTTTAGATCTAGTCATTAGATAGATAGAAACGAGTTTTATCTGAAGATGATATTGATCGTCTGAAATCATTATATCAAGAACAAAGAAACCCAGAATATTTGAGATTAATTGATCTTGGATATATCCCGATGATTAAATCCCAGCATACAAATGAATATATGCCAGATTCTTTTGCTGCATATGAATTTTTAAAACCAGTTAGACCTATTAAGCAACAGTCGCAAAATCCAAAAGAATTTAGAACATTTAAAGATAAAGATAATAAAAGAACTAGATATCTAGGCAAGCCTAATTTAAAACGGGCATATGTTAAAACTCCGTACACAAAAGAAATGCAAGAAGAATGGATAAAATGTCGTAATGATATTTTATATTTTGCTAGAAATTATTGTGTAATTTAGCATATTGACTTCGGCACGATTAAAATAAATCTTTATGATTACCAAGAAGATTTGCTAGAGTTATTAGCAAATAACAGAATGGCAATTGCGAATCAATCTAGACAATCTGCTAAAACAACAACTACATAGATATTTTTAGCTCATTATCTCGTGTTTAATGAAGATAAAAATGCTGGTGTATTAGCTCATAAACATTAGATGGCAGTTGAGGTTCTTGATAGAACAAAACAAATTATTGAGTTTTTACCCGAATTTTTACAACCAGGTATTGTTGAATGGAATAAAGGTTAGATTGAGCTTGATAATAGATGTAAATTAACAGCATTTGCAGCATCGCCGGATGCAACTCGTGGACAATCGTTTTCATTAATTTATATGGACGAAAACGCCTTCGTAGAAAATTTCGACGAACTTTGGAAATCTGTATTGCCAACAATTTCATCTGGACGTAGATCAAAATTAATTGTAACATCAACCCCTAATGGTTTAAATCATTTTTATGATATGGTTGATAAAGCTAAACGTGGTAAAAATGACTTTAAATTAATGGAAGTATTATGGTATGATGTTACTCCTAGATTATATGGCCCAGACGGAAAATTTGATGATGGTCTTGCTTTCGTTACATCACAAATTACTGCATCATAGGTTGAAGCATATTTACAAGAATTCTGTTGTCGGTTTTTAGGGGCAGCTAATACATTAGTAAACGGTTTTGCTTTATAGAAACTAGAATGGATTGAAAAAATTTCAGCAGATTTTATCAAGTATAAAGAACCCGAAAAAGATCATAAATATGTGGCTACTGTGGATTGCGCTGAAGGAAGAGATCAAGATTATTCAGTTATTCAAATTATTGACGTGACTAAATTACCATTTGAACAAGTCGCAATTTATAGATCAAATAAAGTATAGCCTTTATTATTTCCATAGATAATTATGGCTAAAGCAACTGAATATAACAATGCATGGGTTTATATTGAATTAAATTCCGTTGGGTATTCGGTTGCTAAAGATTTATATATTGACCTTGAATATGAGAATGTTATTGTTGATTAGTAGAAAGATCTTGGCATGAAACAATCGAAAAGAACTAAAGCAATAGGATGCAGTACATTAAAAGATCTTATCGAAAAATATAAATTAATTCTACATGATAAACAAACTATTTTAGAGTTAAGGGATTTTGTTCAAAAAGGATCTTAGTATGAAGCAAGAGCTGGATTTCACGATGATACTGTAATGGCACTTGTTATTTTTGCGTATTTAACAACTCAAGAACGATTTGACGATTATATGGAAACTAATTATAATTTAGTTAGAAACATGTTTAATGAAGAGCTTGAGGAATTAGAAAATTATCATTAGATAATATTTGCGGTTCAAGATGGGATAGATGATTTCAGCCATAATCTAGAAGATCCAACTGAATTTGGAGTATTTACAAACTAAAATAGCGGCAAGTGCCGCTATTTTTATTCTTTTACATATTTAAAATAGGTAGTACATCTATAGATTTGTTCTTTTGTTTTAAATTCATCAATAGCAAAAATACATTTTTTAGTATCGATACGAACTGAATATGTCGTATTTTGAGATGCTTTCATCGGTTCAACGAATTTATCCGGGTTCAAAATATTTTGATCTAAGAATGTTTTTCCATTATCTTTTGAACTTTTGAATGGATGTAAATGGCCGTATTTTTCTTTAAAATCTTTATCTACAAAATAATCCCCGCCAACTTTTTCAACGATTTTCTTTTGTAATTTTAAACTTACTGCAATTTGAGTAATCCTGCTTTTTCCTGATATATATGGGAAATTTGGGTACTCGCCTTTAGCATCTTCTGTGACTAAAGTTTCTTTAATTAATTCCTATAACTATTTCATTTATTATCTCTCCGGTAATATTACAATTAAAATTATTTATAGAATGTAATATTTCCACAATCATAAATCCAATTAATTCCATTTAATTTCATATTTTCCTGCTCAGTTAAATTTTCATCAAAAACATTTAATTTATCTTTTAGTTTATGTTTTTGCCAACCATTTCTAGATTCTAATTTTCCATTTACTAAATAAAAATAATTAGGACTACTAATATTTAGTAATTTAAATCCAGATTGATTATAAACATTTCCAACAGACCATCTTCTGTTTGCGTATGAAATTAATGATGAATAATTTTTGAGTAATTTTGAAGCACCACCAATTACTGTAGTATCTAATTTAGAGCATAATCTTAATAATTCATACTTATAATTTTTATTAAATCTTGGAGTACTGATAACAGCAACTTGAACTAAATCACCTTCATAAAATAAACCTAAATTAATTGGTCCTTTAATTCCACCTTGTAAATGATTTTGATTACAGAAATCAAATGCAGTTTGTCGATCAATTTCAACAACTTTACATTTACGAGCATAAATTTTATTTTTAGTTAAACCGAGTTTATGTTTAATAACTGATTTCCAAATTTTTTGTTTATTTTTATCATTCCATTCTATATCAAAAATATGGAGTAATTGAATTCCTTTTGATTCACATAATTCTGTTTTTTCTATGTGATAATTTTTATCTTTAAATTTATTACAATGCCAGTAAACGCCATCAATTTCAATCGCTAATTTTTTAGATGGAATATATAAGTCTAATTGTTTCGGGGAAATTAAATTCCAATCAGATTGAATTACATCAACTCCTAAAGATTTAACATATTCATATACTTCATTTTCTACAGATGATACTTGTTGACCAATAGACCCATTACAAATCATCGTTTCATATGCTTTCTGTTTAAATTCTGGAACTAACCCAACATTTTCTACTCCATATCTTTCAAGATTAGTCTGTTTAATTTTTTGAAAAACAACAGGATCTTGAGATGGATATTCAACACCTCTTAATTCTAAATTTGTATGTTTAATTTTTTCTTTTACTGCTGGAATTTGGAATGAATAATAAAATCCATATTTCTTAAAATTGCTATTTTTAATTTTATCAGATACCAACTTATTTTTCATTGGGTGTGTTGTATTGTAATTGATCATAGAAGTACTTCTAAATTTATCCTTAGAAGCATCTAATTGCATTATATGTTCTACACCATATTTTTCTATATTAGTCAAAATTCTTTTTTCTAGCGCTGATTTAGATGATGATTTGACGCTGTTAGAAATTTTTTCTTTTACTTCTGGAATTTGCGAAACGTTTTCAACGCCATATCTTTCAAGATTAGTCTGTTTAATTTTTTCAGCTCGTTTTTTGAAATCGATATTTTTATAATTAGGATTACATTTCTTTGAACAATAAAACCCATTTTTATGTCTTATATTAGATTTTATTTGCTGCTCAGTTAAATTCTTATCGCAAGTTCTGCATTTAGTATAAAATTTAATACCCTTTATTTCATTTAAAAATAAAACAACAGAGAAATCTAAATCAAAATTATAGAAATCTTTAATATATTCTAGTTCTTCTAAAGACAAAATATTTTTTACAGAATCAACTCGTTTACAATTTTTGCATTTATTTTTTAAATCGTTTATCATATCTAATAAAAGGTATACCTAAAATTAATTAGATATACCTTATCATGAATTAAGTTAATTTAAACTTATTAATTATCACAAGCCTTTTACAAGGAATCGTCTATAATAGCA